AGTAACTGGATTAGACGTTTCTAAATCTCAAGGCGTAGGTATGGAAATGGAAAGTGAAGAGGATTTACAGTTGCATATGCAAATGGATTATAAAGAGTCTATTGAAGTAGCTGAAGAAGAAGTTATAAACAATGTGTTGTCAAGTAATAAATACGATTTAACTAGAAGAAGATTAAATCATGATTTGTGTGTATTAGGTATTGCTGCTGTAAAAACTGATTTTGATAGATCAGAAGGCGTTACTGTTAAATATGTAGATCCAGCTAGTTTAGTTTATTCATATACAGAAGATCCTAACTTTGAGGATATGTATTACGTAGGTGAAGTAAAAGCTATTAGTTTACCTGAACTTAAGAAACAATTTCCTTATTTAACTTCTGAAGAGTTAGCTGAAATACAAAAGTATCCAGGTAATCAAAACTACACTAGAAACTGGAGCGGTAGATATGATGATAATACTGTTCAAGTATTATACTTTGAATACAAGACTTATACTAACCAAGTATTTAAAATTAAAGAAACTGCTAATGGCTTAGAAAAAGCATTAGAAAAATCTGATAATTTCAACCCACCTGAAAGTGAAAGTTTTAAAAAAGCATTTAGATCAATAGAAGTATTATATAGTGGAGCTAAAATATTAGGTCACGAAAAAATGCTTAAATGGGAGATGGCAGAGAATATGACTAGGCCAAATGCTGACACTGTTAAAGTTAATATGAACTATAACATCGTAGCTCCTAGGTTATATAAAGGTCGCATAGAATCAATTGTAAGCAGGATAACTGGTTTTGCTGATATGATACAGCTTACTCATTTAAAACTACAACAAGTGATGTCTAGAATAGTACCTGATGGTGTTTATATGGACATAGATGGTTTAGCAGAAGTAGATCTTGGTAATGGAACTAATTACAACCCAGCTGAAGCGTTGAACATGTATTTTCAAACTGGTTCTATTGTAGGTAGATCAATGACACAAGACGGTGGTATGAACCCTGGTAAAGTACCTATTCAAGAATTAGCAACATCTAATGGTATGGGTAAAATACAAGCTCTTATTCAGACTTATGAGTATTATTTAAAAATGATAAGAGATGTAACCGGACTTAACGAAGCTAGAGACGGTACATTACCTGATAAGCAATCGTTAGTAGGTTTACAAAAGCTTGCAGCTGCTAGTTCAAATGTAGCTACTAGACACATACTGCAGTCTAGTTTATACTTAACTCTTAGAACTTGTGAAAATATATCATTAAGAGTTGCAGATGCTTTAGCATTTCCATTTACTAGACAATCATTAGCCTCTAGTATATCAAGGTACAATGTAGGTACATTAGATGAATTATCTAATTTAAATCTACATGACTTTGGTGTGTTCTTAGAGTTAGAACCAGATGAAGAAGAAAAGCAAGTATTAGAACAAAACATACAAATTGCTTTACAAGGTGGTCAAATAGATCTTGAAGATGCTATAGACATTAGAGAAGTTAACAATTTAAAGTTAGCTAATCAAATGTTAAAGAAAAGAAGAAAAGATAAAGCAGCTAGAGATCAGCAAGCACAACAAGCTAATATACAAGCACAAGCGCAAGCCAATGCTCAACTAGCAGAGCAAACAGCTATGGCAGAAGCTCAAAAGCAGCAAATACTAACTGAACAAAAACTACAGTTAGAAAAAGCTAAGTCTGACTTTGATGTTCAAAAGATGGAGAGAGAAGCTCAAGTTAAGATGCAATTGATGGAGCAAGAGTTTAATTACAACATGCAACTAGCTCAAATGCAAGGCCAAGCTAAGCAACAAGCTGAAGATAGTAAAGAAGATCGTAAAGACGAAAGAACTAAAATACAAGCAACACAACAATCAGAATTAATAGATCAAAGAAAAAATGATTTATTACCTAAAAACTTTGAATCTGCAGGTAATGATAACCTAGGTGGATTTGGACTAGAGCAATTTACGCCTAGATAATTATTAACTATTATATTATATTATGTCAAAAGAAGAAGTCAAACAAGAAGGTGACTTTAAAATTAAAAAGAAACCTGGAAGACCTAGAAAATTAAACAAAAAAGATGAACCTATTAAAGTAGATTTATCTAAAAAAGAAGAGGAGAAAAAAGAAGATGCCGTTCAAGAGCAAACAACAGATGAAGTACTTGTTCGCGACGAATCCCCAATTAGCGAAGAAGTTTCTAAAGAAGACGTCAAAGAAACAACTGATGAACCTACCGAAAAGAAAGAAGAGGTAGTATCTCCAATACAAGAGATAACCGAAGAAGAGGTAGTAGAAGAAAAAGTAATTAAAGAAGAACCAGTAGCTGAAGTAAAGCAACCAGAAGTTAACTTACCAGAAAATGTAGAAAAGTTAGTTAAGTTCATGGAAGAAACTGGTGGAACTGTTGAAGACTATGTTAGATTAAATGCTGACTACTCTAACGTCGACAGTGATACTTTATTAAAAGAATTTTATAAACAGACAAAACCTCATTTAGATATGGAAGAAATTAACTTCTTATTAGAAGATAATTTTTCATATGATGAGGATATGGATGAAGAGCGAGATATAAGAAAAAAGAAACTTGCTTATAAAGAAGAAATTGCAAAAGCCAAAAGCTTTTTAGAGGAAACAAAGAGTAAATATTACGATGAGATCAAGTTGAGACCAGGCGTAACTCAAGACCAACAAAAAGCTATGGATTTTTTCAATAGATACAACGAAGAACAAAAAACGGTTCAAGAGCAACATAATAGGTTTAAGTCTAGTACTAAAAACTTTTTTAATCAAGAATTCAAAGGTTTTGATTTTAATATTGGTGAAAAGAAGTTTAGGTACGGGGTTGGTAATACCGAAGATGTAGCAAATAGTCAATCAGATCTAACAAACCTAGTCGGGAAGTTCTTAGATAACAAATGTGAAGTAAAAGATTTTAAGGGCTATCATAAGGCCATATACGCAGCACAGAATGCTGATACTATAGCTAATCATTTTTATGAGCAAGGCAAAGCCGATGCTGTTAAAGATATGATGGCTAAGTCCAAGAATATAAGCAACCAACCAAGAGCTACGTCTACTGGTGAGGTATTTATAAACGGATTAAAAGTAAAAGCTATTTCTGGAGTTGATAGTTCTAAGTTAAAAATAAGAACAAATAAAAAATAAAACTTAAAATTTAAAAAAATGGGATTAGATATAACTAATGCTCCAGGACTTATACCTCATCAAAAGAAACAAGCGTTAGATACTAACTACTTGTCTTTTAACGGTGGATCAGGTGCTGGTGACAGTGATACATTTGCTCAGCAATACCTTCCTGAATTGTATGAAGCAGAAGTAGAGAGATTTGGTAACAGAACGTTACAAGGTTTCTTAAGAATGGTTGGCGCTGAAATGCCAATGACATCGGATCAAGTAATTTGGTCTGAACAAAATAGACTACACGTGTCTTATGACGGTTGCCAAATTAAAGATGGCACATCTATTAACGTACCTGTAGAAGCTGGAAAAGAAGCTGCTATAAGAGTAGGACAAACTATGGTTGTTTCTAACGGTTTAAATAGTGTTAAAGTTAGAGTTACGGATATAGGCTTAGCAACTGGTTCTCCAAGAGTTGCTGACGTTTCTGTTCAAGCTTATAAATTTGCTGATTTAATTACAGGAACAGGTTTAGCTGATGAAGAAACAGGTATTAAAGTATTTGTTTACGGTTCTGAATTTGACAAAGGAACTTCAGGTATGGATACTGGTGCTGTTACGTCAGGAGTTAGAGCGATTCAGCCAGATTTTACTCAATTTTCAAACAAGCCAATTATACTAAAAGACATGTATCAGGTTTCAGGATCTGACGCTGCTCAAATTGGTTGGGTTGAAGTTGCTACTGAAGATGGTACTTCTGGATACTTATGGTATCTAAAAGCTGAGTCTGAAACTAGATTACGTTTCGAAGATTATCTTGAAATGTCAATGGTTGAAGCTGAGAAAAAAGGAGCAAACACTAATTTATCTGTTGAAGGTTCTGAAGGTTTATTTGCTGCTATCGAAGCAAGAGGTAATATCTATAACGACTTTGCTGGTGCTGCTGCTCCAGGATCTGGCGCTTTAGGTGACTTTGATGCTATTCTTAAGCAATTAGATTCTCAAGGAGCTATTGAAGAAAACATGTTATTTTTATCAAGAGCTACTGCTTTAGATTTTGACGATATGATAGCTGCCATGGCTGGCGGAGGATACTCTGGTACTCATTCTGCTTCTTATGGCTTATTCAATAATGAAGAAGACATGGCTATGAATTTTGGTTTTTCTGGATTCAGAAGAGGTTCTTATGACTTCTACAAAACTGACTGGAAATATCTAAATGATGCTTCTACAAGAGGTTTAACTGGAGATATTGATGGAGTTATGATTCCAGCTGGAACATCTACTGTTTACGATCAAATGTTAGGTTCTAACATTAGAAGACCTTTCTTACATGTAAGATATAGAGCTTCTGAAGCTGACGATAGAAGAATGAAGTCTTGGGTTACTGGTTCAGTAGGCGGAGCTTATACTTCTTCTTTAGATGCAATGCAAGTACATTTCTTATCTGAAAGATGTCTTTGTGTACAAGGTGCTAATAACTTCGTGTTATTTAAGTCAACTGTATAATTATTAACATTTAAAAGATAAAAAAATGGGATATGTAAAAGTAAAAAAAGCTGCAGGTGCATTTGATATTGTATGTGCAGAAAATGTTGGTACAGTTAAAGCTTCTGGATCAGGAACTTCATTAAAAATTGCAATAGCATATATTGGAGGCGCTTCTGCCAGTGACATTCTTACACTAACTTCTACTAATGATGGTAGTACTGGTGGAGGATTTGTTCAAGCAGATATTCAGAATTTAGTTGAAGCTATTGGAAAAATTGGCGGAGGATCGGGAACGATTGAAGTCAGTATGTCTAATACTTTAGCTAGTGCTGCGTTAGCTTAATCAAAACAATAATAAGATCCCGCTTCGGCGGGGTCTTTTTTAATTATTATATTATATTATATTATGGAAACAAAAGAAAAGAAAAAACCTGAAGCTAAAAAGCCTGAGGTTAAAAAAGATACTTGGGAAATTAAAGATAGATATTATCATTTATTACATGATAAATCCCCGTTAACTTTTAGAATAAACTCTAAACACTCTTCAAGAAAACCTTTAATGTATTTTGATGAAGAAAAAGGTTACAATAGAGAATTAAGATACGCTACTAATATGAAAAGCCCGTTTGTTGATGAGCAAGTAGGCTCAGTTACACTAGGGCATATTGTTTTTGAAGATGGGGTGCTCATGGTACCTAAATCAGATGTAGCTTTACAAAAACTACTTTCTTTATATCATCCTAATAG